ATGCCACCGATTTCAGAAGCCCCACGGGCACTCGACTTCATCGTCAGCGAGGCCAATGGCTGGCGCTCGCGCGAGAAGGTGACGCTCCGCCTGCCGCTCGCGCCAGCGACGGCTATCCCGCTGCTGCCGGGCACGCTGCTCTACGCGGAAGGCTCGGAGCTAGGGACGCCGGTGCTGACCGGGTTTTACCTGCCGGTCACCCTGCCGGGGGAGATACCATTCATCAACTCGATCCTGATGTATCCGACCGACCACCGCGGCGGGCCGGTCGAAACCGCGTCGATCATGCGCGATGCGGAGGTCAATGAAGCCTACCTGCAATACCTGTTCGCCATCACTGCCGGCGCTGAGTTCACGCCGGTGCAAATCGCTCAAGCCAATGCCGCCCTACTAAACAACGGCATCATCGTGCGGAGCGCCGTGCTCGCGCAGTCGATGGTCGCTCCGCCGCCAGCGCCATAAGGGGAAGGTCGCCGCCATGCTTGACATCTTCAGCACCAACCCGGCTTTCAGCATCACGTCAATGACGCTGGCGCTGAACCGGTTTCCGTTCATCCCGGGCCGCATCGGCGAGCTGGGCCTCTACACGCCGCGGCGACTGTCCACGGTTTCGACCACGATCGAGGTCAAAAGCGGACGCCTGGCATTCGTGCCATCGCAGCCGCGCGGCACTCCGCCGACGCAGAACGTCGAGGACCTGCGCGAGCTGGTGCCGTTCCTGATCCCGCATTTCCCGCTGGGCGACACGCTGATGGCGGATGAGATCCAGGGCGTCCGCGCGTTCGGCACTGAGGATGCGCTGGAAGGCATCCTACAGAAGACCAATGAGAAGCTGGAAAGCATGGGTCGCAAGCATGACGTGACCCTGGAGTATCTTCGACTTGGCGGCGTCAAAGGCCTGGTCATCACGCGCACCAACCGCGAGACCGGAGCGCCTGAGGTCGCGATCGACCTGCGCAACGCCTTCGGCCTGTCGCAGAAGCCGCTGGCGCCGGTCCCGCCGCAGACTTACCGCTATGACCTGGACTGGGACATAGCGATGCCGGTCGGCCTCACCGTAGATCAGGGCAGTGAGGTTGCGGTGCGCGGGGAGCTTACGCAGCTGATCCTGAACCTGGTGCGCCTGATCGCAGACCGTCTCGGCGTGCAGGGCATGTCCTCGGTTCACGGCATCGCCGGCCGCAACTTCTTTGACGCCTTCTACAAGCATCCGGAAATCCGCTCCACGTTCGTCAACCAGCCGGCGGCGAACCAGCTGCGCGATCCGCTGTGGATGCGGCAGGTATCCTTCCGCGAAATCACCATTGAGGAGTACCGCGGGCAGGTCGGCCCGGTGCGGTTCGTTGACGATGACTATTGCCACTTCTTCCCGGTCGGCGTGCCGGACCTGTTCGTCGAAGCCTATGCACCGGCGGACTACATCGAGACCGTCAACACGATCGCGCTGCCGCGCTACGCCAAGCAAGAGGTGATCCCGTTCGGCAAGGGCATTCAATTCGAGACCCAGCAGAACGTCCTGCCGATCTGCACCCTGCCGGACACGCTGCTGACGGTGCGCGCGGTGCCGAGGGTGTTCCCGTAGCATGTCGCTCGCCGACTTCGACTTTCTGTTGCGTGACTGCCGGACCGCCTTCGGCGACGAGGCGTGGCCGGAGTGGTCGATGGGCGTCGCTGCGCCGATCCGTGGGCGCTTTGCCATCAACCCGTTCACCGTGCCGCTCGCGCCGTCCGAGAACGGACTATCAGTCACGCAAATCTTCTTCTTCTACGACGCACGGCATGACCTGCCACCCAACGTCCGCGCGGCTAAGCAGGGTGACTTCCTGGAAATCCGCGGCGTCCGCTATGAGGTCGTGGACGTGCAGGACGACGATCTAGGCGAGGCCGGCTTGCAGCTCCTGCGCGCCTCGCAGACGCGGCCGCCGGTTGTCTGGGATGACGGCGCGACGGTGTGGGATGACGGCGCGGCGGTGTGGCCCTGATGGTCTCCAATATTGACCCTGATGTGCCGAACAGTCCGCATGCCTACACCGCGGACATGCGCGCCAACTTCGCGGCAGCGAAGGACGAAATCGAGGCGATGCAGGCGGCGGTCGAAGCCCTGCCGCCGCCACCATACGACTTCCTGCCGCTCACCGGCGGGCAGCTGTCCGGGCCGCTGTTGCTTCCGGCTGGCACAGCGGCATCACCGTCATTGCAATTTGGCGCTCCGGACGGCACCGGCATGTGGCGATCAGTCGGCAACATTCTCGCCATCACCCTGGCTGGCGCTTTCGAGGTAGCGTTCACGCCGGGGCTGACGCAGTTCTATACGCCCCTATCCCTGTTGAATAACCGCATTCAGCAGCTCGGCGATGCGACCGCGGCGGGTGACGCCTTGAACCAGCGCACCGGCGACACGCGCTATGCGCCGATCCTGCTCGCGCAAGAGGTCGCCGCGCTCCGCCGGGAGCTGGACACGCTGCGCCGGCAGTTGACGGAGCGACACATTGTCGTGCCGGCCGGCGTCGGCATGCGGACTGAGCTGCTGAGTGCGCCGCCATGATGTTCCGCACCGCAATCCGCGAGTTGACGGTCAAAGAGCTGACCGGCCTGGGGCGGTTCGAGCGCGTGTTCAATGCGCGCGCGCCTGGCATCGGACGCGCGGACCTGCCGGCCTGCAAGGTGTGGACGCCGGATGACAGCGCCGACAACCTGTCGATCGGCAATCCGGAGCTGCGCGGCAACCTGTCGATGGTGGTGCAGGTTGTCACCGAAGGCGTTGAGGATGAGCAGAACATCCGCGCCGTCGATGACCTGTGCGAAGCCGTCATGCACCAGCTGCTGGAGGACGGTGTCTGGCTGCAATACATGGACCGGGTGCTTTCGGTTTCCACGTCGATCGAGAGCAACACCGAAGGCGAGATGCGGACCGTCACCGCGACCATCGCCTTTCAGCTGCAATATGCCGACATCTACGTGACGCGGATCATCGACTACCTTGACCGCGAACATTACACGCTGCCGGTCCCGGGTCAGCCGGAGCCGCCGCCCGGCGAGGACAAGCACGCGGTTGAATTCGAGGTCACCTATCCGCGGTGGCCGCTGCCATGAAGAAACCCCCCAAGCCAGTGACCAGGCCGCCGCGGCGCAAGCCGAAAGGCGAAGTGACGCCGCCGAAGATCACCACGGCGAAACCGAAGCGGAGAGCGTGACATGCCCGTATCCTTCGAGCGCATCCCTGCCAACATCCGCGTCCCGCTGTTCTATGCCGAGATTTCATCGCGGCAGGCGTCCTACTTCGCGCAGAACCAGGTCGCGCTGCTGATTGGACCCATGCTGGCAACCGGCATCGCCACGCCGCTTGAGCCGGTGCTGGTGATGTCCGGCGATGATGCCGCGGGCCTGTTCGGTCCGGGCAGCATCCTCGCCGACATGGTCAGCGTCTACCGCAGGAATGACAACTTCGGTGAGCTGTGGTGCATCCCGCATGTTGATCCGGTTGGCGGCACCGCCTTCACCTTCGATCAGTAGGTCATCGGCCCGGCGACCGGCGCCGGTTCGATCTACGGCTATATCGGCGGCGATCGCTACGTCACCAATATCCGGGCCGGCATGACGGCAGAAGAAATCGTGCAGGCTGTGGCCGACACGTTGAACGCTGATCCGTTCGCCCTGATGACGGCCGCGCCAGGTGCGACCGGCGCGCTGGATCATTTGATTCTGACCGCCAAGCACACCGGCGTCGTGTTCAATGACATCCACATCAATACGAACCTGCGCGGCGCGGCCGGCGGGGAGCGCTTTCCGCCCGGCGTGTCGGCAGGCGTCACGGACCGCACCAACGGCGTGGGCGTGCCGCCCCTGGCCGCGGTCATCACCGCTATGGGCGACGATGAATATGACTTCATCGGCTCGCCCTACAGTGACGCGACCAGCCTCGACGCCTTCGATGAGCTGATGAATGACATCTCCGGGCGCTGGGCCTGGGACCGGCAGATTTACGGCGGCGTGTTCACCGCGCGCGAAGCGGCGCTGGGCGACCTGCAAGCCTTCGGCATCACCCGCAACGGTCCGCACGTTTACGTCCTCGGCTACCCGAATGCACCTGGTTCGCCACCCTGGCGGCGTGCCGCGGCGCTGACCGCGCAGGCGGCCGTGGGACTGCGCAATGATCCGGGCCGGCCACTGCAGACGCTGCCGCTTGTCGGCGTGCTGGCTCCGCCGCGCGGCCAGGGCTTTTCAATCAGTGGCAAGAACACGCTGCTCAACAGCGGCATTGCGGTGGAGATGGCGGACCTGTCCGGGCAGGTGCGCTTGCAGCGGGTCATCTCGACCTATCAGCGCAATTCGTGGGGCCAGCCTGATCCGTCCTGGCTGGACGTGCAGACGTCCTACCAACTGATGTTCATTATTCGGTTCCTGCGCCAGCGCCTGCTGCAAAAGTTTCCACGCCATAAGCTCGCCAATGACGGGACACCGTTCGGTCCCGGGCAGGCGGTTGCTACGCCTGCGATCATCCGCGGGGAGCTGATCGCGGCCTATAGCGAGCTGCAATTCATGGGCATGGTCGAAAGCATGGATGCGTTCAAGGAACACTTGATCGTGGAGCGCAACCCGACCGATCCGAACCGCGTGGATATCCTGTTCCCGCCGGATCTCATCAACCAGCTGCGCATCCTGGCGATGCTGGTTGAATTCCGCCTGGCGTATCCCGCGCCGGTCCTCGGTGCGGCAGCATAGGAGTGACGCGCCATGTCTGGCAGCAACTATCAGCATCGCATTGCTGGTCTGGCCTATGTCCGCGTCGATGGCGCGCAATACGCGCTCCGCGGCAACCTCACGGTCTCGATCGACGGGGAGGAGCGCGAGGGTGTGCCGGGGCAGGACGGTATGCACGGCTTCATCGAGCGGCCGCGGGTGCCTTACATCGAAGCCGACCTGTCCGACCTCGGCGGGCTTTCGCTCGAACGGCTTTCACGCATGACCAACACGACGGTGCAGGCGGAGCTGGCGAACGGCAAGAAATACCTGCTGCGCAACGCCTGGACCTCTACACCGCGGGAGCTGAACACCGCGGACGGACAGGTCACCGTGCGCTGGGAAGGAATGCGCGGCGAGGAAATGATGTCATGACGGCTACGGTGACGCTGATTCAGCCGGTGCAGGCCTACGGCGAGCCGCATAAGGTGCTGACCTTCCGTGAGCCGAATGGCAAGGATATCCGCCTGTGCGGCTT